CTACATTATTCTCTGGTGCATACGCTGACCTGACTGGCAAACCTACATTATTCTCTGGTGCTTATGGAGACCTAACTGGTCTGCCCACACTGGGCACTGCTGCTGCAACAGCATCTACTGATTATGCAACTGCTGCACAAGGTGCAACTGCTGACTCTGCACTACAAGCAGAGACGATTGATCTTACAACCCTCAAATCCGTCGCTGCGGGTGCTGCTGATTTTGCAGCATTCCAGGCTGCAATCGCTGCTCTCTAATAACCAATGGCAATTCCAACTTCTAAGGCAGAATTAAAAGAATACTGCCTCCGTAGACTGGGTAAACCAGTCTTGGAGGTGAACGTATCTGATGATCAGTGTGATGATGCCATCGATTATGCTATTCAAAAGTTCCAAACATATCACTATGAAGGTGCTGAGAGAGTTTATCTAAAACATCTCTTTACTTCTGCTGAAATTGCAGCGGGTCGTACTAATACAGATACTACTGGTGCTGATGGTACTACTGTCTGGTCTGAGCAAAATACATATCTAACAGTCCCAGATCATATTCTGGCAATTGAAGGTATGTTTGCTTTTACTGACAAAGGCACTCGCAGTATGTTTGATATTCGTTATCAGATGAGACTGAATGATCTGTATGACTTTACGTCTACACAGTTCTATCACTACTATATGATTCAGCAACATCTGTCTAGTATTGACTTCATGCTGGAAGGTCTGAAACCTATCAGATATAATAATGTTCAAGACAGAGTATACATTGATTTTGACTGGACTGAGGATGCACTTTCAGATCAGTATGTGATCCTTAAATGTTGGCGTGCTTTGGATCCAAACAGTTGGACAGAAATCTACAACCAAATGTGGATGAAAGATTATGTTACTGCTAAAATTAAAAAGCAGTGGGGTCAGAATCTTACTAAGTTCACGAATGTCCAAATGCCAGGTGGTGTCACTCTGAACGGTGAGATGATTTATAACGATGCTGTTGAGGAATTAAAGATCCTTGACGAACAACTTCGTACTACCTGGGAAACACCTCCCCTAGACATGATAGGATGATATGGCACTTAACAGTTTCTTCACCCAAGGTACAACAGGAGAGCAGGGTCTCGTACAAGATCTCGTCGATGAGCAGATTAAAATGTTCGGCAAGAACGTGTACTATATCCCAAGAACGCTCGTCAAAGAAGATAGTGTCTTCGGAGAAGATACACTATCCAAATATACAGGCGCATTTGAAGTCGAAGTATATTTGGAAGATGCTGGTGGTTTTCGTGGTGATGGCGATATCTTCGCTAAGTTTGGTGTCAGAATTCAAGACCAGGTTACCTTCATCATATCTAAACGAAGGTTTACAGCAGCAGTAGATGATAACGCTACTCTGATTGTGGAGGGTCGTCCTAATGAAGGAGATCTAATTCACTTCCCTATGGTGGGTAAAACATTTCAGATCCAGTATGTAGAGCATGAACAACCTTTCTTCCAGTTAGGTAAGATATACACATGGGGTTTACGTTGTGAACTCTTTGAATACAGTGATGAGGATATCGATACTGGTGTTGCAGAGATTGATGCTATTGAAGTCAATCATGCTAATGCTGTTGGTATGGTAATGGCCGAAGGTGGCACAGGTGATTATACAGTTGGTGAGACTGTGACTGGTGCTGTTACTAATACAACCGCCGAAGTGAAGTCTTGGGATAATGCTACTAGAACTCTTATTGTTATCAATAGGAGTGGTAGATTCTCATCTGGTGAAACTATGACAGGAGACACTAGTTCTGCCGTCTGGTCTACCTATACCTATAACACTATAAATAATGTGAACTCGGAATATGATCAAAATGTGGCAATTGAAACTGACGCAGATGCAATCATAGATTTCACACAAACTAATCCATTCGGTGAGTTTGGTAATAAAGGGAGCACAATCTAATGCTAGGAACTTATTCATATCACGGTGTAATTAAAAAAACCGTGGTTGCCTTTGGCACACTATTTAATAACATTGAGATCAGAAGATCCCAAGGATCCAAAACTGAGGTCATGAAAGTGCCTTTGGCATATGGACCTAAGGATAAGTTCTTAGCGCGTCTGCGTCAACTTGGTGATCTTACTACCAAGGATCAGGTGCAGATTACTCTGCCTAGGATTGCATTTGAGATTCAAGCAATCACATATGATCCAACAAGAAAGTTATCACCCACACAGTATATTAGAAATACTACTGCCGCTGGTGCTAACAACAAGGGGTTCATGCCAATCCCATATAATATTAATTTTGAATTAGCAATCCTTAGTAAGAACCAGGATGATGCTCTTCAAATCATTGAGCAAATTCTACCATTCTTTCAACCAAGTTTCAACATCACAATGAACTTGGTACCAGAACTTGGTGAGAAGAGAGACTACCCAATTACACTGGCAAGTATTGATTATGATGATCAGTATGAAGGAGATTATGATACTCGCAGAACTCTAATTTATACCTTACAGTTTGTTGCTAAGACATTCTTGTATGGTCCTGTACAGGATAACAGTGGTGAGATTATCACCAAGGCAATTGTGGATTACGCTACTGATTCTGTCAGAACAGCACCAAGAGAGGTGCGTTACACTGCTACTCCTGCATCTACAATTGATAGAAACTCTGACGCAACAACTACGTTGTCGTCAGCGTGTGATGATAATGATGGAATCATTAAAGTTACAGATGCATCTGGTCTTGTTATTCATACGAATATCCAGATCGATGATGAAGTTATGCGTATCGCTAAGATCGACGGAACACAGGTATTCGTTACCCGTGCTTGGTTGAACTCAACGAATGCAGCACACACTAACGGATCAGCGATTCATAGGATTACTGAGGCAGATCATGCCTTAGTTGATTCTGATGACAACTTCGGATTTAATGAACTATTCAGTGAATTTACAGATGGACTCTCACGAAACCCAACCACAGGCGCAGACGAGTAAGTATGATGGCATTGAGGATGCTCTCGATGTCAAAACTGAAATCGTCAAAGATGCAACACCAACACCTGTTACTGAGGTAGAAGTAACTACTTCCACCAAAGAACAATTAAAGAAAGACTATGAGTATACTCGTGGGAATCTTTACTCTCTGATCGAGAAAGGTCAAGAGGCAGTTGATGGCATCCTTGAATTAGCACAAGAGTCAGATCAACCAAGAGCATTTGAAGTTGCTGGACAGTTGATTAAACATGTGGGTGATGTTGCTGACAAACTAATTGATCTACAAAAGAAGGTCAATGACATTGAAGCACCAACTAAAACCAAAGAAGTTACCACAACAAACAATACTATGTTTGTAGGTAGCACAGCAGATCTTGCCAAGTTTCTAAAAGCGCAGCAAGATAAATAATAAAAACAACCAAGTAGTATAACCATGGATAGAGTTCGTGTACTGGCTACTGAGGTAACCCTCAGTGCAGCAACCAATCTGGGTAAGGCGACCGCTGTTCGTGTTGTCAATGACACTGCCGCCACCATCGTCTTAGTTATTGACGATGGTCCTGTTGTAACTGAGCGTGGAGACGGCACTAAGTATGTCGCTCTTGGATCACGTAATGCCAGTGTTGAGGCGGGTGGTGTTGTCTACTTGGAAAAAGATCCACTCGAAACCATCGATGGCGCTGGTCTGAAATGTACAAAAGTAGCACGTCAGTAACATGAATTTTTTCAAAGAAGAAGAATCAGATCGTCTTAAAGACAGACGCATGGAGCGCGGCGGTGTTGATGGCAACAACCGTTATAACAAAGCACCTGGCAAACCCAATACATGGGGTAAGAAACCTGGTAAAAAATATGATGGTATGTCTGCACTTGAAAAAGTGAAAGCAGATATCCGTGCCAAGCATGGTAAAGGTGCTATCAAAGAAGACGCCAAGATGGGCAAGCAGTCAGATGAGAAACTGGCAGCGTTGCATAAGCAAGTCAGTGGTGCTGACCAGAGTCTCCCATCTAATCAATTCATGTTGAAGAGAGTGACAAAGGAAATGAATCGCAGAAAGAAAGCAACTAAAACTGAGGGTTATGCCCCTGGTGATGTTGATCAGAAGGTTGGTGCTGTAACTCCTATCCCTAAGAAGGATCAAGATGATGCTCGTGCAAGAATCCTTGCTAAGGCAAAGGCTAAGCGTGCTGCACGCTTGAAGAGTGAAGGAGTAATCGTTGAAGGTAAGAAAAAGTGCAAAGAATGTGGGGGTAAAGGATGCTCTCACTGTAAGGACAAAGGTTACATGGTGACTCACGATTGTTCAAAGAAAATTGAACATGCTGAGTGGGGTGTTGGTGAGTGTATCTCTGAGATGCATACACTAGATGAGCAAGGTAACATCACTCACTATGATATTCTCTTTGAGCATGGTGTAGAGCAAAATGTACCTGTCGAACTTCTCACTACTTTGGTATCTGAGATGCATGAACATGCTATCAACGATGAGAAGAATGAGATTGTAGAGAAGAAAGGTCTGTGGGCAAACATTCACGCCAAGCGTAAGCGTGGTGAGAAACCTGCTAAGAAGGGTGATAAGGATTATCCTGCTACTCTGAAAGTGGAACGTGCTGACATGTGGCATCCAGATCCTGAGAAGGATAAGAAACTGGGTGGTCCTGGTGCTAATGCTCGTGCCCGTGAGGATAGTGCTGCTGCATCTAAACCAAAGGCAGATCCTAAGAAACTGAAAGATGGTGAGTCCTACATGGACTATTCCAAGCGTCAGAAGGCAGCAAAGTCTGGTACTGCTGCTAGCAGATTAGCAGCGAAAGGTGCTAAGACTGGATCAGGTCAAGCACCTAAGGAGCGTAAGCGCGACAAGGTTGGTAAGGCACTTGGTAAACTGGTTGATAAGATCGGTGGTATCAAGAAAGAAGGCAAGTCCTACAAAGAGTTCTGTATTGAGGCTAGTGATCATGGCTGAAAAATTAGATAATGGCACGTACAAGTGCCCTTATTGTGGATTGACATCCCCAAGAAACCACCAACGTCCTAAGACTTGGATGGAAAAGCATGAAGCAAACTGCCCTAAAAGACCATGATCAGTTTTAAAGAATACATTTTCGAGGCAAAGAATTGTCCCGAAGGAACTAGTTACTGTAACAAGTGTGGGTCTTGTGTTCAAAAAACCTGTGATCAAAAGAAGGCAGAGAAGACAGTGAAAGAAGATGCTACTTCTAATAAGAAGATGCAACTTCAAAGAAAGCAACTCATGCTTAATCGTCAGAAACTGCAACTGCAAATGAAGTCAGTGCAGAAGAAGGATGCGTCTCAGGACATGAGCATGAAAGAAAGTGCATGGCAGCGTAAGGAAGGTAAGAACAAAGAAGGTGGATTGAACGAGAAAGGACGCAAGTCTTATGAACGTGAGAATCCTGGTTCTGATCTGAAAGCACCCCAACCTGAGGGTGGTCCTCGTAAGAGATCATTCTGTGCTCGTATGGGTGGCAACAAAGGTCCTATGAAGGACGAGAAGGGACGCCCAACTCGCAAAGCATTGGCGTTAAGAAAGTGGAAATGTTAGGATTCTATATTATATTCGGTGCCATAGTTTGTCTCATATGTTATGCTGGCACCGAAGAAACCATGCGTCTCTTTGCTTTCGTTGACATCCATATTAGATACAGTTTTGTTAAACTAAAATTATATTTCTTAAAACAAAGGGTAAGGCGTCAGTTAAGCAAAGATCTCGGGGACTACTCAAAACTAATTAAGGAAATTAAAGATGACCAACGATAAGGAACTGTCGGATCTCAAAATTGAGAGAAAGGAATGTCCTAAATGTGGTGCTACTTGGATCAACGGTCAACACCGTTGGAACACAGGTGCTATGGGTAGTGAACTAGACCTGGCAGGTTTGGTATGTAATACCCTAGCAGATCAAACTTGCATCAATCCCATACGAGGTATAGAAGGTGGTGATACGTGGGAGGATAGATTTGCGACTATACATAAGTTAGATAGAGAGAAGCGTGATGAATTCGAGGCTGAATAAACGTGTTGGTCCTCTGACACAAAAGGAGCGCGAAGAACATCAAATGCTTATGCTATCTCTTCGTGCTAGAATTCAAGAACTTCGCGAGCAAGATCAATGATGTTGCAGTTTGCTAGGTTCTGTGGAACAGTATTAAATAACCCATGGGGATGTGGACTATTGGCATGGTGCCTGGTCTTCGTTCCCATTATTGGTATGTGGGCAGTACATACTTATGGGTGGCAACATTGGGAACCATTTCATAGGAGTCACAAGTGAGAGTTGGATTAGTAGGTTTGGGTAAGTTGGGTCAGAATATATGTAAGCAACTAATTGATAATGATGTTGAAGTTTATAGTTATCACACAGACCGTCCCATACAAGATGAAGTATATGAACAAGGCAATCTAACTGGTTACGTTACATCATTAGAACTACTAAGAAATAAAATCAAGTTTGATACAAATATACATATTAGTGTAGGTGAAAAACCAGGTGTTTATATACTAACAGATAACTCATTCGATGAGTTAGTATTACATTGCGATCCTAGCGATGTAATTATTGATTACACAGATCATAATTATGGTGTAGATAGAAAAACATACGCTGAAAAACTAGGAGTAAGTTATATCCATGGTGGCCTTTACGGTCATAAGTATGCGATCCTTTCTTGTCAAAATGTCCTTAGCATTCTCTCACTAAATGGAACACGAAGAAGAGGAACACAGTTATGACTATCAAGTATCACTCAGAATAGCAGATGTATATGCTCTACATGATTGTGTCTGCGAACGTCTTAGGATGTGGGCAGGCGGTGAACCAATGCAGCAAGAACACTTATATTATTTGAGAGATTCTCTCTATCGTATTATTCTAGAAGACAGGTTTGAAAATTTATGAAATTTGAATTAGATATGGAGGACTACGCTATCATCCTCAATGCGCTACACTACTATAAGAAAGTAGAGAAGCGTGGCAACTTCAAACAATACAATGAAGATCGTGTCAATCAGTTGCGAGACAAGATGGCATATCAATTAGTACCTAGTGAATATTGCGAACCTAAATCATGAGTGCTGTATTTGTGTTTGGATTTGTTTTGCTACTCACGATAGGAATGGAACTTACTTGGCCTGTTAAGAAATGAATTTACTATTGCGTCCTCTTGATAATGCTAACGATCCTGTGTGGTCAGTAATCATTATGGTGATGCTGGCAGTTGGTGGTGCAGTGTTCGTAGTTGTATACATACTAAGAGAAGCATTTGCGGAGTTAGAAGATGGCAGCAATGACACCCCCAAGTCGGAAGAGTTGTTACAACTTCCGAGTGACGGAGATCAATCGTGTTCTTGATGGTGATACTATCGATGTCACTATTGACCTCGGGTTTGATTTATACAAGAAAGAAAGAGTTAGAGTTGCAGGCGTTGATACACCAGAGAAAAGAACGAGAAACTTAGAGGAGAAGGCTCTTGGAATCGACGCAACCAACTGGCTCAAAGAAAAACTCGAAGGTACTTTGGCTGGTGATGATGAGTTGTCTGTTAGGACTGAACTTGTTGGTGGCACTGGCAAATACGGGCGTCTTCTGGGTTGGCTTTACATTGGGGACGGAACTGTGTCCCTTAACGAGCAAATGATTGAAGAAGGATATGCTCACGCATACGATGGTGGCACCAAGGATATGAATCTGGAAAAACTAAAAGAGATTCGTAGAGCACACGGCACATTGGTGGAATGAAATGAGCGATCAGATCTATCTTGGTAATCCTAATCTAAAAAAAGCAAATGTCTCTCAGGCATTTACACCAGATCAGGTTGAAGAATATGTAAAGTGTAGTAAAGATCCTGTATATTTTATCAAAGAATATATCAAGATCATCTCACTTGACAAAGGTCTGATCCCCTTTACCATGTATGACTTCCAGGAGGACATGACCAGGAAGTTCCATGCTGAACGATTTAATATTGCAAAACTACCACGGCAGTCAGGTAAGTCTACCATCGTTACCTCATACCTGCTGTGGTATGTGCTGTTTAATGATAATGTGAATGTAGCGATCCTTGCTAACAAAGCAGCGACTGCTCGTGAGATGCTACAACGATTACAACTAAGTTATGAAAACCTCCCCAAATGGATGCAGCAAGGTATCTCCCAGTGGAATAGGGGGAGTCTGGAATTGGAGAACGGATCTAAAATTATGGCTGCTTCTACTTCGGCTAGCGCCGTTAGGGGCATGTCTTTTAATGTCATTTTTCTGGACGAATTCGCGTTTATTCCGAACCACATTGCTGATCAGTTCTTTTCATCTGTCTATCCTACTATATCTTCTGGTAAAAGCACAAAGGTAATTATCATCTCCACCCCACACGGGATGAATATGTTCTACAAACTCTGGCATGATGCTGAGAGGGGTAAGAACGAATACACAACCACAGAAGTTCACTGGTCAGAAGTTCCAGGAAGAGATGATCACTGGAAAGAACAAACGATTAAGAACACATCAGAGGAACAGTTCCGAGTTGAGTTTGAATGTGAGTTCCTAGGATCTGTTGATACACTTATCTCTGCTTCTAAACTTCGTACCATGGTGTACGATGAACCTATCCAAAGGAACAAAGGTTTAGATATATTTGAAGCAGCGCAAGAAGAACATCAATATGTAATTACAGTTGACGTAGCGCGTGGAGTAAGTAAAGATTACTCAGCATTTACAATCATCGACACTACCACAATACCATATAAGATGGTAGGTAAGTATAGAAATAATACTATTAAACCTTTATTGTTCCCAAACATCATACATCAGGTTGCGACAGCATACAACCACGCCTACGTGCTCTGTGAGGTCAATGATATTGGTGGACAGGTAGCAGACATTTTACAGTTTGATTTAGAGTATGATAACTTACTGATGTGTGCCATGAGAGGTAGAG